ACATTCCAATCACCTCTAGGTTTTAATTGTTTGTTCCTAGCTGTCCTATACCAATCATTGTATAGTTGTATTGTCGCTTTCTTGCTTGTCGTAGGCAAGTTCGTCAAGTACTTCAAGAAGGTCTTGGAATCTATCTCCGATTTTAACATCTATTTTTAACCCATCTCCTGTATGTTCTGTTTCAACTTTATCTTTCCAACCTGCTCTATTTTTTAGGTAAAATATCATTGCTCCTAAATTTCCACCTCTAGCTGTAGTAAACAATGCATTTGTTATACTAGCTATTCCTTTATCTCTTCCCTTTTTTATAGACTCTGAAAACTCTGTAAACTCTTTTTGTTTTTCATATAAAGTAGACTCACCCATACCTAATACACTAGCTATTTGAGAAGATGTTAACCCTTGTGCCGCTAAAGCCTCTGCTTTTTTACATAATTCTTTAGTAATTTCTATTTTAGGTCTTGCCATATTTTTTCCTCTAAGATGTATTTGTAATTTTATTTATATTTATAACTAATATTTTTACATAAGTAAATATTACTATATAGAGAAAATCTAGATAAAGTAATTTTTTATAGTTATATAGTTATTATTTAAATCACTTTTATCATTATTATTTAAATATATTATATTTTTTTTGAAATTAAATTTCATGATATTATTTATTTTTGTATTTCTTCCTTTTATAAATTGTTCACTTTGATTATCTTTTCTATCAATATGTCTTTGTTCAGTATGAATACTTTTAAGAATAATAGCATTCATGTCTGTATGTTCATCTAAAAACTCTAAAATACTAGAAGTAAACAATCTATCACCTTCAAATAATATATTATACTTCATTTGTTTTTTTATTAATTTTTTAAAATCATTATGTACTGCCATTGATAATAGGTCAGTTCCTTCGAATGTTTTATTCTGTCCATACTTACCTACTATCATTAAATTTATATTTTTATTATAATGCCCTTGCACTAATCCAAATTTAAAGTTTTGCCAACCATCATACTCTTCAAAGAACTTTCTTAATATTGTAGATTTACCAACAGCAGGTAAACCACCTAATGCTAAACTAATCATAATAATAACTCTTGAGTATTAAAATCACCATTATCTAAAAAATAATTGTATTTATTTTTATCTACTTCGTTATATTGTAAATTCTCTTTCAAGCACTCTTCCCTTCCTTGCCAAAACACATTCCAATCTATGCCATTCCAACCATCTTGTTCTACTTTTTTTATTTCTTCAGCTTGTCTATCTAAATAATACCCTAAATACCTGCCTCTGCTCCTTCTAAATACTTTTTTAAAACTACAAAGAGCTGTTTCCATTTCATAAAAGTTAGTTTTCTTAAAGCTATTAATATTGTTTAAGATATTTTTACTTTTATATTCTAAAATATTATATTGTTTATTAGATAATTTTTTATCAATTAAGGAATCTTGACCTATAGCATACAAAAGCCCATTCCTATGACTTCGACTGCCAGAATAATCATTTAATTTAAGGTTATTAGGCTCTAAAGGTATTTTAGCACAGCTATGTAAACTTTGCATGTAAAACCATGTAGTATATCTGCCAAATTTATAAAGGTTGTTTTTAATCTCATTCCAGATTATTTCAAATGTATCTTTGGGATAAGAATTAAACTTATCATATTGAAGATTGCTAGGGTTATAAGATTCAATCCATTTCTTATAACTTAAAAACTGTTGTGGTAAGTAACCTTTATTGTATTTTGTGTCAGTCTGGTATCTTAATCTACTATAATTATCATCATTCCATTTTTTTAGCCTGTCATAATCTACTAATTCATAATCTGGAAACTCATTCCAAATAATCCAAGCTGTAGGTAAATAATACGTTGTTCCATATAAAAAACAAATCCAAAGTTTTTGTTCAATATTATGTTCAAACCTATCAAATAAATAATTTAATAAATATATACTTGGGTCGCAGTCATTGTATTTAATGCTCCATTTGTACCATTTTTCAAAACCTGCAAGTCTATTTTCTTTAACCCTATAGTCCATACAAACTGTCCCTTAAATAAAATAATTTATATTTATTGATAGCATGTAGTGTTTTATTTAATTTATTCGCTGATATACTAAGTTCTTCTACATTTATTTCTTTAAATTTTTGAATTACTTTTATTGATGGTAATGCTAATTTAGGATTAATTATAGCACTATCCCTAAAAGCAATTTGTTCTTCTTTTGTTTTATATAGAGGTTGATCTGATTTAAGGCTTCCTTGTTTATCTACACCCCAAAATATTAATCCATTTTTAATATGCCAACCTAAAGAATCAGGTGTGCAAGAAATTTTAATTCTTTGCATTCCAATTTCTACAGAATATTTAATATAACTAGACCACAGTTTACTAGCATATCCTTTCCCTTCTTGCCCTTGTACTGTGCATATTTCATAAACATTCACATAAAAATTTAATTTACTCTGTGTAGCAAAAATTACTGAAACACATTCATCATCTACATATAAACAATATGGTGGGTTTTTTGTGTAATTTTTAAATCTGTACCAAAGACTGTGCGATGCCTTTAAAAATCTAGTGTTAAAGCCTGCCTTGCTTTTATTGATAATCTTTATTACTTCTTCTTCATTTATTTTTTTATAAGTAAATTTCATTGTAAATCTTTTATAGATTTAGTTATTTTATTTTTTTTTATATTTATTTTTTTGTTTAAATCTATTTCATACTCTAAACAAGATTCACATTTTTTAGAGCCTTGAATATCTAATCTCTCAAAAATATTTTTTGTGCTTATAGCAATAATTGAAGTTTCATTTTGATAATACCATAAAGGTCTTTTATCATTTCTAAAATATTTTAAAGTTTTGTTTTCTTTATTTAAAACACAAGTAGAAATAGAAGCATCAGGATATTCAATTAAAGGGTGTTTATTAAGTAAAAAAGATTTAATAATATACTCACTGTCGTTTCTAGTTAAAAATTTGTATTCTTCATTTTTCCAATGTTTATAATCTTTTTGCGTGATAACTCCATTATGAACTACTGCTATGTTTTTATTTGTTATAGGTTGATTATACTCAAGTGATGAAGTGCTATATCTTGTATGCCCTATTATTACTTTTGTTTTTATATTTGGAATTATATATTCATCTGAGGCAACTGCCTGTATATCTGTTTTTAATTGCCCATCTTCTATCCAAGATATACCAGTAGAATGTTTTCCTCTTATTTTTAATTCTAATAATATTTTACTTATAAAATCTAAAGAAATATCTTTTTCTGAAACTATAGAAAAAATACCACACATTACTTATTCAAACCCACTAAATTAGTTCTATTTTTAATAATTTGTAATTCTTCTTCTGCTGATTTACAATTTAACATGTTTTGTCTATAATAACATACAATTGACACTCTTTCATAAGGTGTATTAGATTTGATTGGTAGATTACCATGCCATTCATGCACATTAAAAAAACAAACATCACCATTTCTAACATCAAAACCTAATTTGTATCTAGGCAAGCATGTTTGTCCTCCATTATATTTTCCTGCTTGAAGAACAGCTATATTTCCTAAACCTTCATGACAATCTCCTGCGTCTGTGTGAATTGCTGTCCTCCAATTTTTATTTACTGTTACTGTAGTAAATACTGTATCTTTTATAAAAAAATCATCATTTGTTTTTTCTATATATTTTTTTTGAGCATTGTATCTTTCTGGACATGCTTTTTCAAATTCTTCTGATATTCTATTTATGTAAGGTCTTGCATTATTAAATTTATCAAAATTATTTTCAGTCCATGCTGTTTGTCTGCAATAAGGAAACCTTACTTGCCTATCAAAGTACCCTATAATTCCAGAATTAACTGGTTTTGAATATACTGTTTTTGAAACTGTACCATCCATTTTAAGTTTATGAACTTGTTTTGTTGATTCGCCATGTTTAATTGCTTTATTGTTAAAAAATTTTAAATCTTCGCTATCCATAATTCCACCTGCATTTCCTCTATTGGTGGTAACTGTTGCGGCTTCTCTTAGTACACTATAAGCATTTTTACATATATTTAATGGTATAACCCCTTTTCTAAAAAAAAATAAAGGTTTGCCCTCTTCATCATAAGCATCACAATCATAATCAATAATTTGATTTATTTCATTTTCTTTTACATAAGTTCCTGCTCTTTTGTTCCAATCTTCAAAACTGCCGTAGCTTTTTACTTTAATCTTTTTAAACTTCACTTTCGTATCTTTCTTTTAATATTTTTAATATTAAATCTGTGATATTATTTATTCCAAACTTTTCTTGTAGTTTTTGTGCCATTAATTTAAATTCTGGCTCAGTATCTGTATTTAAAAACAATTGAATCATTTTAATATTACTTTGTTCATAATCACCCATATCTTCTAATTCAATATCTTCTTCAACTTCTCCTTCAAAAGTTAATAATTCATTTTTTGTTAATTTATTTATTTCATCTAAATCAAACCCAGTTGATGACATATCAATATTTAGTACTGCTAAATCTATCATTTCTGATTTTAATAATCCATTATCCCATTCTGAAAATTCATTACTTTTATTATCAGCAATTCTATATGCTTTTTTTTGTGCTTCTGATAAATCTTTAGCAATATGCACTGGTATACTTTTTAAGTTTAATTCTTGAGAGGCTTTAAATCTAGTATGTCCTGCTAGAATAACCATGTTTTCATCAGTAACAATAGGTTGTCTAAAACCAAATTCCTTTATGCTTTCTTTAACTTTTTCTACTGCTTGGTTATTAATTCTTGGGTTTTTTTCATAATTAAAAATTTTATCTATTTCTATAATTTCTATTTGCATTTAATTTCCTATTTAATATTAAGTGTTGATATTATTTGTTAGGTAAATTCTACATAAAATAAACTATTTATTGCTTTTATGCAAATTTTTTGTTCTTTGTTTATACCAACATAAAGCCATAATAGAAGTTACTACTATCCAATTATCACTAGATTTATTCTTACTAAAGTCTTTGCATATGTCTAAAGGGTTAGCACCTTGTTTAATTAATCTCTCTGCCTCAACTAATGCACCTTTTAAACATTCTATCTCTAGTAAAGCTTTATCCTTACAATACATTAGTAACTACTATGACATAAGTAATTAAAACTGCATTGAATGTAATAATACATAATGTAGATTTTAATAAAATATTATTCATTACTTTACCTCCAAATGTTTATATTTAATATAATAATCTCTAAAGAAATGAAATTCTTCTAATACTTCATCCCAACTATAAACCATAGAATATCTATTATCTCTGTAATTAGCTATTTGTGGGTTATCATTTGCTATTTTTTCTGTTGTGTCAGAATCTACATAGTAGGTTTTTTCAGAGTCCCAAATTTCTATATCATATGATAATTTTAATTCTGGGTGTTTCTTTTGAAAAGCCTTTACTTTATTATAAACTTTATTATGAGCTTTTATTTTACTTTTATTTTTACTTAATAAATTAGTAGGTATATTAACTCCCTTACTTGAACTTTTTAATAAATGTATTTTTTGTAGATGTGTTCTTTTCATTTTTTTAACGTATGTATTTTCTGATGTTATCATATTTATTATATTTTTAGTTATGCCACATACATAATTATTTCCTTGTATGATTATCCAATGATAACCAGATGATACTAAATACATATTATCTTTTCTGCTGTGTTCTGTATCGTCTAACCATTTATCTAAAGTTTTAATATGTTTAGGTATTTTTATTTCTGCCATGTCTATTCCACAAACAGAAAAAGCCTTGCTCATTTGTCTGGTACTGGTAGCTTTTATATATCGTTTTAAATTACCATTAGATGCATTTATAACTTTAGCTGATTCAGCCGTAGTCATTCCAGTTAGTATGCTTAGAACAGCAGGACCACAATATCCATTCTTATCTGATTTTTTTGTGCCATTATTAACTGGTCTTATTTTTAAATGTTTAACCATTATAACCTCGCTATTACTAAAAATAATTTATCTAAATAATCTATATCTTTTTTATCTTGCTTTGAATATGTAGGTTCTATCATTTCACCTTCTTCATCAAAATTATCAAAATGATTATAACCATCATGTATGTTAGTTATACATTCTGATATAGCTCTATATAAATAGTCTTTTCTTTTACTTGTTATTTTTAATGACTTCATTTTAGACCTCCTTTTTAATTATAGT